AGCAATTGAAGTTCTCAGATGTCCTGGGCAAATTGCTAGTGGCGAAGTTGAAAATCCACAACCTATTACTACTAGTCCGTTAGCCGGTGCACAAGCAGTCGACGATGCTAGACCATTAACTGTTTTAGCTGAAGGGATTCGTGAAAGCGGACTTAGTTTTGCAAATATTATAAACAGAGGATTACCAAATCCTGGTTTACCAGGAGTTCCTAGCAATTTCTCTAGAGCAATTTTAAGTGCTGAAGATGCGTTTAACGATGTTAATCAATATACCTCAGATGCTAATGCTCTGTTAAATCAGGTTTCGGGAGTAGCTGGACAATTTGATCAAATAGCTTCTCAACTAGGAGCAAATCCATTAGGGGGATTAGATCCTCTAAAAGAAGGAATTAGCATGGCCGCATCTGCATTCGGTACTATTTCTTCTCCTAACAATTTAGCGGCTGCTGCTGTAACCGCTGCTGGATCCTCGATTGGTAACATTGCAAATATTACTGAAGCCGCAGTAGGACTTGCAACAAATGTTGCCGATGCTATTTCGTCTGTTCCCGGAGTAACTGCACTGCCTCAGCAAGTTGCAGCTTTAGCAAACTCTAATGTTGCTGGATTAGTTAACGACATTGGAAGGACAGTATCTAAAATACAAAACGCAGTACCGAGCGATTTAACAGGAATCACCTCGAGATTAGGTATTGATCCATCATCGTTAGCAGGGCTAAGTTCGGAGCTGTCTAGTAAATTAACTAGTCAATTACAAAGAGTTGCTGATTTAGTTCCAGAAAATACAAATGTTACAGAATTAGATCAGTTAGGATTATTCTTTGATAACATAACTGGGTTCCAATTACCAAATCTTCCTCCAATTAATCCTCAAATTCCTGCACCAGAACCGTTAATTGATGCTGCGTTAAATTTTGCAGTTGACGCAAACGGAAAAATTACAGGAATTCTTAATGGAGAAACTGCATTAGCTGCATTAACAGAAATTAACGGAGTTTCGAATGCTATTGGAAACTTGTCTGCAGGATTAGACGCTGGATTAGGATCAGGATCTTTACTAGATCAATTATCAACAATTCAATCTCAAGTAAACACAGTAGTTGGTGATGCAGCAGGAGTAGTAAATCAAGTAGGATCTTTGGCTCAAAATGCAATCAATGCGGTTAATCCGGCTAGTATAGGACTAGGGTCAGTTGAGAGTTTTACTAACTCTGTTGATTCTATTGTGCAAACAGCAGATAGGTTAGCTTCTACCACACTCAATGTTCAATTTGGTAGTAGACAAACACAAAATCCGCTAACTACGTTAATACAGAATTCTAACATTCGAGGAAGCATCTAAGCATGGCAGTTCAAACACGCAGACCAGTAGACGACGATTTTATTGGTCCAGGACCGTATTTGGCAATGGTTACTAATCACTTGGATCCTACTTACATGGGGGGATTAGAAGTAACATTAATTAGAGCAATTCCTGGTCGTAGTACTACGCGAACCTCGAACGTGATTGTAAAATATTGCAGCCCTTTCTTTGGGGTAACTCCACAAAGTCACGAAGGAAACAATTCGTCAAACTTTAACGACGTTCAAAAATCTTACGGAATGTGGATGGTTCCTCCTGACATAGGGTGTACTGTTATGGTATTCTTTGTCGAAGGTGATATTAATCAGGGGTATTGGTTTGGTTGTGTGCCAGACATGTATCAAAATCACATGGTTCCTGGTATTGCAGCTAGCCAATATTCAGCTATGACTGAAGAACAACTGCGGCAATACGGCACTAGGAATGTTCCTGTAGCAGAATTTAGTAAAAATACTAGAAACAGTAATGGAAATACTAGCTCGTCCAACCCGGATAGATATACCAAGCCAGTGCATCCGTTTGCTGATAGATTAGTTCAGCAAGGATTATTAATTGATAATATAAGAGGAATAACATCTAGCAGTGCTAGAAGAGAAGTTCCGAGTAGAGTATTTGGAATTAGTACTCCGGGACCAGTTGATACCAACGCTCCATTGAAGCCGGCAGGATTTAGTACAGGTGGCGGTCAGGGCGTTATGATGCCAACTAGTCGCTTAGGTGGACATCAGTTAGTAATGGATGACGGCGATGCTGAGGGTAAGAACGAATTATTTAGAATTCGTACAAGAACTGGCCATCAAATCTTACTTCACAATTCTTCAGATCTTGTTTATATTGCTAACAGTAAAGGAACTGCTTGGATCGAGTTAACTTCTGCAGGAAAAATAGATGTATACGCAGAAGATTCTGTTTCTATAAGAACAAAAGGTGATTTTAATCTCCATGCAGATCGAGATTTTAATTTAGAAGCAGTGAGAAATTTCAACATTGCAACCACTGAAGGTGACTTAAATTTCAATATTCGAAAGAAAATTAATGTAATCGGCGATGAATTTTTTGGATTTATCTCAGGAAACTTTAATCTCACTGTTGCTGAAGACGCAAATATTGGAGTAGGGTCGAATTTTAATTTAGGAGTGGCATCAAATGGTAGAATAACTGTCGGCGGAAACGCCGGTATTGCTGCTGGCGCCACGATGGCAATTTCCGGCGGCGACAACGTTTCTATATCATCGGCTGCAATTTTACAATCAGCTGGCAGGATTGATCTTAACGGAGCATTAGCTAATGCTCCAGAAATTGCAGATTCTGCAGAAGTTCCGGTTCCTTTGAATTTATATAGTGTACCTCAAAGAGACGCTGGCGCGGGCTGGGCAGATAATAACTTCTATAAATCAACTAGTTTGGTTAGTATCATGCAACGAGTTCCGACCCATGAACCATGGGACCAACATGAAAATATTAATCCTGATCAATTTTCGTTAGCTAATACTGGGTCTGATTTAAGAGGAGCAAGTACTGGCGAAGATGGTCAGCCAATTGAAGGTGATGCTACTGCAAATACTCCTTACCCTGCAACTGCTGGACCAGCTTCGGATAGAGGAAGAGTGCAGGATAGACCGTTTGCATGGTCAACTGATAGGCCTTTTATAGATAAAGTCAAACAAGTATCTACAGCGTTGCGTTTTCCGCCCATTGATTTACTTGCTATGATGAGCTTAGAAAGTGCTAGAACGTTTGATCCTTGGATTAGAAACAATCTCGGATACACTGGATTAATTCAGTTTGGCACTCCAGCTGCAAGAGAACTTGGCACAACAACTGACACCCTAAGACGTATGAGTAGAGTTCAGCAAATGGAATATGTTGAAAGATATTTTAGACACTGGGGATGGCCTAACTCTAGATGTCCTAACCCTACGTTAGCTAATTTATATCTAACAGTTCTTCTTCCGGCTTGTAGATTTGCAGGACCTAATGATAGAATTGCGGTTTCTGGAGATTCCAGAACTGGAGGATGGTATCGTAGCAACAGAGGATTCGATCCGCAGAGGAGAGGATACTTTACTCCTGCTATGGTCGAACAAGCTGTAATGGTTCATAAACGTGAAGTTCAGCAGATATTATCTCGCGCAGGCGTAACCCTATAAGGAATTAATAAAATGGCTTACAAAAATACAGTAATTACTCCTCCTAATATTAGTAATCAAGCTAGTGCAAAGAAGAGCCAATTTTATAAAGGATTTTCTACAGTAAATTCTGCATCGCTGACTACAAAGTTATTTGATTTTGATCTTATCAAGCAAGATATCCTAAACATCTTTCAGACTAAAAAAGGCGAAAGGGTAATGAATCCAGAGTTTGGAACAATTATTTGGAGTTTGATCTACGAACCCTTTACGAATGATATTAAACAATCAATTAGTGAAGATGTTACTAGGATCTTAAATTACGATCCTAGAGTAACTCCTACGGTAATCAATATTACTGAAGCTGAATATGGAATGATAATTGAAGCAACTTTATATTATAAACAGCAAGATCTTAGTTCGCAAATGATTTTTCAATTTGATAGACAATTAGGGCTAGTCACTGCTTAAATTATAATATACCTACATAATAATATCAATAAATATGTTATCCAAGGAATGGCGTAACATATTATGATACCATCTACAAAAAACCAGTTATTAGTCGCAGAAGATTGGACTAAAATATATCAAAGTTTCCGCAATGCGGACTTTCAGAGTTATGATTTTGATACGCTTCGTCGTACAATGATCAATTATCTCCGTGAAACTTATCCGGAGGAATTCAACGATTATATCGACTCAAGTGAATATATTGCTCTAATCGATCTTATTGCATATCTTGGGCAAAACTTAAGTTTTAGAATAGACTTAAATGCCCGAGAAAACTTCTTAGAAACTGCACAGCGTCGTGACAGCGTATTAAGACTTGCACAGCTTATTAGCTATAATCCTAAGCGTAATGTTCCAGCTAACGGTCTTTTAAAAATTGCAGCTATTCGTACAACTGAAAATGTAATAGACGCAAACGGAGTTAACCTTGCTAATCAAGTAATTGGGTGGAATGATAACACTAACGTTAACTGGTATCAGCAATTTGTTAGCATTTTAAACTCTGCAATGCCTGGAGCATCTGTATTTGGTCGTCCTTATGATAAGAAAGTAATCAACGGAATCAATTCGGAACAATACAGAATTAATAATCAGGGCAATGACTTGCCAATCTTTACTCTATCTAAGCCAGTTAACGGTGTTCCGATGTCATTTGAGATTACTGGAGCAACATTTAGCGAGAAAGACTATATCTATGAGCAGCCACCTTTACCTGGCGGCGCTCTTTCTTATATTTTTCAAAATGATAATCAAGGGTCTGGTTCACCTAACACTGGATTTTTTGTACATTTTAGGCAAGGATCTATTGCATCGTCACCGTTTTCAATTCCTGCACCGGTTGCAAATGAAATTGTAGCTATCAATGCAAACGGTATCAACAACGACGATGTATGGTTGTGGCAACTAGGGCCTAACGGCACTTACGATACGTTGTGGACTCGCATTGATTCTTTAGTTGGAAACAATGTTATCTATAATAATATAGCAAATGATGTTCGAACAGTATACACGGTATCGTCGAGAGCAAACGACCAGATTGATTTAAACTTTGCTGACGGCAGCTTTGGAGACTTACCTAAAGGTAATTTCCGTTTATTTTATCGACAAAGCAACGGACAGACGTATTCTATTACACCTGATCAAATGTCCGGCGTAAATGTTACAATGAAATATGCTAACAAGTCTGGTGTAATTCATCAATTATCGTTAACTCTTAGTTTGCAATACACTGTAACAAATAGCAGTGGTCCAGAATCAATTGGAAATATTAAAAATAAAGCACCTCAAACATACTATCTACAGAATAGAATGATTACTGCTGAAGATTACAATATTGCTCCGCTTACTGCTGGAAATAATGTATTAAAAGTTAAGAGCATTAATCGAGTTTCAAGCGGAATTTCAAAATATTTTGAATTATCAGATGTTAGTGGAAAGTATTCGAGCATTGATATTTTTGCACACGATGGAATTTTGTACAAGGAAGAGAAGTTACCTTCTTTTGAATTTAAATTCCAGTCAAGAAACCAAGTGTTTGCTGCACTTAAGAATCAACTTGCTCCGATTGTAAGTTCAAATAGTTTTAAAAACTTCTATTTTGAAAAATATCCTAGACCTTCGTTCTCTACGTTAAACTATGATTGGGTAACGGTTACTAAAAAGTCAAATCAGACAACTGGTTATTTCCAAGATCAGTTTTCAGTTCCAGTACAGGTAGGATATTTTAGCAATAATAATGCTGCATATATTACTGCAGGAGCATTGGTAAAGTTTAACACTACTCCGAATGCTACACCGACTTACGTTTGGTCAAAAGTAATTCAAGTAGTAGGCGACGGAGCAAACTCAGGAAAAGGCGCACTCAACGACGGCACCGGACCTGTAATTTTATCAGGAAAAATTCCAGCAGGCTCAGTAATTATTGAAGTGATTCCTACTTTTGTAACATCATTTAGCTATGCATTTGAAACACAGATGGTGAACCTATGCATGGCTCAAAGAAATTTTGGATTAAGTTTTGATAGACTTACTAGACAGTGGTTTATTATTGTTGATAGCAACTTAGATTCTAAGTCAGACTTTAGTTTAACTTACCAAGGCGATTCATCTAATGTGCAAAAGGACTCAAGTTGGATTATTAGATTTGAGTGGACTGGATCTTCTTATGCTGTAATATACAGATTATTAGAGTATATTTTTGAAAGCGATAAGCAAACAGCATTTACTGTAAGCTCGTCAAAAACAAATTATGACTTTACAACTGACACAGTAATTAAAGATCGCATTGATGTATTATCGATTAATACTCAACCAGCATCCTCTAACGCATTAGGTACAGACTATAGATGGCAAATTGATAGTTCTATAGTTGAGACAGACGGATATGTAGAACCTAAGAAAGTTGTTATTAGCTTTTATGATGCAAACAATGACGGCCAAATTGATACACCTGATGCTTTTGAAGAAATTGTTCCTCAAGAAGGAACTAACACTGGGTTTGTTTATTTTCAAATAACATCGAGCGGTAATCGATACACTCTAATGAGCGATCAAACTTTAATTTCTGCGTATGCATCTGAAGATTTAGTAGACTTAAATAGTATTGAAGACGGGGATTTGTTTTATTTTTATGAAACAAACACTGTTAAGCAGTGGAGCGCGACTTCGGCAACGTTTAATTTGAACACAAACTATTTTGCTAAACCAGGTAGAAGTAACATTAAGTTCCATTACATGCATAACACTTCAGAAGATAATAGAATAGACCCTAGTAAGTCAAACATTATTGATATCTATGTATTAACATCAGATTACGATACTTCATACCGACGATATCTAACCAATGGTGGTACAGAACCATTAGCACCTACTAGCCAAAGTTTAGAAAATAATTTCTTAGAAACGTTAGAACCAATTAAGTCAATCTCGGATACTTTAATTTTCCATCCGGCAAACTATAAAGTATTGTTTGGCACTAAGGCAACTTCAAATCTGCAAGGAACTTTTAAAGCAGTTCGTAATCCTTCGAGAATTACCAGCGATAATGATTTAAAAACTAGAATCTTGTCAGCAATTAACGAATTCTTTAGCCTTGATAATTGGGATTTTGGACAATCGTTTAATTTTACTGAGTTATCAACTTACGTATTGAACCAATTAACACCGGATATCTTGAATTTTATTATTGTGCCAAAAAATTCTAGTCTTCCATTCGGCAGCTTATTTGAAATATCATGCCAATCAAATGAAATACTAGTAAACGGTGCAACAGCAGACGATATTGAAATTATTGATGCAGTCACTGCATCGGAAATTAATGCAGTATCTCCTGTAATTACTAACACAAATGCGAGCTCATAATAATGGCAAATAAAAGTATCAAACCAGTTGATGTTAACAACAGATCAAATACACGTCGTACTGCTGATCTGCTACCTGGATATTTAAGAACTGATAAAAATGAGAAATTTTTAGCAAACACTCTTGATCAATATATTCAGCAGCCTCAGTTAGAAAGACTCAACGGGTTTGTTGGTAGTAAATTAAGTTTGAATTACGATCCAGAATCTGATACATATGTTAACACTGGCGGAAAACTAAGAACTGATTATCAGTTAGAACCTTCGATGGTTATTCGCGACAACAATGCCGATATTAAAAAAGTTTCTGGATATGATGATTTAATCAACCAGCTAAGTTTTTACGGTGCAAATGTAAGTAATCTTGACAGACTATTTAGACCAGAATCATACTCGTATGATCCATGCATCGATTGGGACAAGTTTATTAACTATCGTCAATACTATTGGATGCCAAACGGTCCGGACTCTATTGAGATTACTGGACAACAAAAGAATACAGTTAGTACCTACACAGTAACTGACTCAGCAGACAAGCTGCATTTAATTTTTAATCCAGATGGGTTAACTCCTACTCCTTTGTTGACATTATACAGAGGTATGACTTATGTATTCAATATCAACAGTGAATATCCTTTTTACATTAAAACTGCATACGTAAAAGGTGTGCAGAATTTATATCCAGCTGCATCAAATCAAGGAACTAAGTCCGGTCAAATAATTCTTACCGTAGACGATACAACTCCAAATGTTTTGTTCTATTTTGCAGAAGGTAATGACACTGCAATTGGTCAGTTTGCTGTTAAGCAACTATCAGAAAATACTGTACTTGATTTAGAACAAGAAGTTATTGGAAAACAAACGTATCAATCAGGTAACGGAGTAACTTTCTCTAACGGAATGAAAGTTCGATTTGTTGGGAATGTAACTCCTGACAGTTATCTTGATAAAGATTTTATCATTGAAGGAGTTGGTAGTTCTATTAAATTAATAGAATTTGACACCCTTAAAACAGTTGGACTATCAACAACTAATATCGACGTTGATTTTGATGCTACTCCTTTTGATGAATACCCGTTCGATGATTTCTCTTTCGTTCCATTAACGCCTGAGTACATCACTATTAACCGTGCAGCTCCTGATTTAAATTCTTGGAGTAGATATAATCGCTGGGTACATGAAGATGTTATTTCATCGTCTGCAAGCGCAAATAATGTTCCAGCAGTATTTGATGCTAGTATGCGAGCGCAGCGCCCGATTATTGAATTCATTGCAGGCATGCAACTTTTTAACTTTGGATCTAAAGCTAAACAAAATGTAGATCTTATTGATACAGTTACTAAGAGTGCATTTTCTACGTTTGAAGGAAGCGCAGGATTTTACATCGACGGAGTTCAAGTCGAAGAGGGATTCCGTGTTATTTTTAATGCAGATACTGATCCGTTAGTTCGAGGAAGAATTTACAGAGTAACATTTTCCACGGTTAACAACCGACTAGTAGTTAATTTAGAAGAAGCCATTGACAGTGAACCTGTACTAAACAATTCAGTAGTTGCAATTCGTGGAACTTCGAGTGCTGGAACTAACTGGTGGTATAACGGATCCGAATGGATATTTGGTCAGCAAAAAACTGAATTAAATCAAGCTCCACTATTCGAGCTGTATGATAAAGACGGAAATCGTTTTGCTGATCAAAACTTTTATAATAGTTCGTTTAACGGAACTAAAATCTTTGGCTATTCTGTAGGAACAGGCACTCCTGACCCTGTACTAGGATTTCCGTTAAACTATCGAAATGTTGTAAATGTTGGCGACTATTTGTTTGAAAACTTCTTTATGACAGATGAGTTTACAGACTTCACTAATGGCAATTTGTCCGTCCTTACAGTATCGGGAAATTATTTAAAATTTAATTCTGATGATAATGAAACATTTAGAGATGTTTGGACTCCGCAAAAAGAACAGAAAATTCCAATCATTCAATTTCAAGTAATTGAAAGTGCAACACCGTCTATTCAGATTACTTCTATAGAAAATCCAGGATACGACCAAAGCATGACATTGGGAGTGTTTGTCAATGATGTTGAACAACTGCTCAATATTGATTATGTAATTGCTCGAACAGGATCCCAAGCATATGTAGTATCAACTACTAGTTTTAGTAAAGATGATCGAGTATTAATTAAAGTATATTCTGTTAAAACGCCAATCAATGACGGGTATTATGAAGTTCCGACAAATTTGTCAAACAACCCGCTTAACGGTCCAATCGGAGAATTTACATTTGCTGAATTAAGCGATCATGTAAAAACTATCACAGAAAATCATCCAACTTTTAACGGAGTTTTTCCAGGTACTGGTAATTTAAGAGATCTTGGCGATATAAATTCTTACGGTACTAGATTAGTAAGCCATAGTAACCCTGTAGGTTTTGCTCATTATTTTATCGGCACTGATGAAAATAATTTGATCTCTGCAATTCGTAGAGTATCGGACGATTATAACCAATTTAAAGCAAGTTTAATTAGACAGGTTGCAGACCTTAAAGCATTCCAAGATCCTATCATTATGCTAGACAAAGCATTGATGTTATTGTCAGCTAACAAGGATAAAACTTTTCCGTATCACTATTCCGATATGGTTCCTTACGGAGAAAATTATACTGGTCGTAACTATACTGTTACTGATTCTAGAAACAAGCGTTACAGTTTATTATCAGTATTTGACAGCGAAGTATTAAGTGAAAGAGCTGTTTTAGTTTATCTAAATGATACTTTGCTAGTAAAAGACACTGACTATGTAATTGAAAAATTTAGTCCTTCTATTCTAATTAATGCGCCTTTGGTTAAAGGAGACATAATCACAGTCAAGGATTATCAAAGCACAGTTGGAAACTATGTGCCACCTACTCCTACTAAACTCGGTTTATATCCTAAATTTGTACCACAGATTTATGTAGACGATACGTTTGTTAGTGGGCCAAGACAAGTAATTCAAGGACACGACGGAAGCCTTACTGTTGCATACGGCGACTTTAGAGACAATGTAATTTTAGAATTCGAAAAGAGAATCTATAATAATATTAAAGTAAATTATAGATCTGATTTACTAAATGTAACGGAGTTTCTTCCAGGCGCATTTAGAAATTCACAGTTTACTAGAAACGAAACTAATGGAATTTTGTCTCCGTTATTCTTAAAGTGGACCGGAGCCTTTGGTGTTGACTTTAAATCAAACGATACTTTTGATGAATTAAACTCGTTTACTTTTAATTATTCTTCAAATATTGACAGTATACACAAGAATTCATTGCCAGGCAACTGGAGAGGAATTTACAAATATTTCTACGATACAGATAGACCGCATACTCATCCTTGGGAAATGCTAGGGTTTTCTAATAAGCCAGAATGGTGGGAATCAGAATACGGAGAAGCACCTTACACTAGTGGCAATTTAATTCTGTGGAATGATTTAGAAGAAGGTAGGATTCTCCAAGGCGATCGAGCTGGAGTTGATCCTTTATATTCAAGACCAGGACTAAGTGCTATTATCCCAGTTGACAGTAGCGGCAATCTTTTAAGTCCAACTGACACTGGATTAGCAACCACTCCGGTAATTAATCCCTCAGATCCAAATAGAATTATTGTTCTTCGCAGCGAGCAAATTGCAGAAGACTGGAAATTTGGCGACGGCGCACCTGCCGAGAATGCATGGAAAAGAAGTAGCTACTGGCCGTTTGCAGTACAGGTATTGATGGCATTGTCTAATCCAGCTTCGTATGCTGCTAAAATGTTTGATACATCTAGGATGATTCTAAACAAAACAAATCAATATAGATATGGAGAATCAAATGAATTTATATCTCCGTCGAAAGTTGCATTGTTTGGTGATATCGTTGACGGTAATCGAACCCTTGCTTCTGGGTATAGCGTATTTGTAATTGAACTTGGTACTACACGAGACAACAATTATCTAGAAAAAATAAAAGCCGATCTAAGCAATTTGAATTATAATTTGTCATTTAAGCTAGGCGGTTTTGGCAGTAAAGATAAGCTACAAATTTCAATCGATGCAGTTGACCCGGATAGTCCTTACCCAGGAGTTCTTGTTCCTTCTGAAGACTACAACATTATTTTCAATCAAAGCAGCCCGATCGAAAGTATAGGAATTTCTGGATTAATTATTCAGAAAGTTACCTCAGGATACTCAGTACGGGGATATGACAAATATCAGCCTTACTTTACAATTTTAAAACCATATGCTTCGAATGCTGATCAAACTTTAAGAGTCGGCGGCAGAACTGCTTCATACGTTCGTTGGAGAGCTGAAACAACATATAACGTAGGACAAATTGTATTTTATAACGATCGTTATTATCAGGTAAAGCAAAAGCATCTTACAGATACGACATTTAATGCATCATACTACCAGAGTTTGCCGTACTTGCCGACGCTGGGCGGAGTAGGTGTTCAGAGAAGAACTAAATTTGACACAGAAGAAACTATTGTTCCTTATGGAATTGTTTACTCTAATATTCAAGAAGTTTACGATTTAATTGTTGGTTACGGCAAGTGGTTAGTGTCAAAAGGATTTGTATTTGATGAATTCAATAATGATCTAGGACAGGTTTTAGATTGGGATTTTGCATCTAAAGAATTTCTATATTGGACTACACAAAATTGGGCAACTAATTCTGTAATCACTATTAGTCCGTTTGCTAACAAAGTCAAGTACTATTCAACTCAAGGTGTTGTTGATAGTATTGTTAATAATTTTTATGAATATAGTTTATTAACAGCAGACGGCTCTCCGTTCTCAAGAAATGCGTTTGATATTGTTCGACTAGACGGCGAATTTACAATCTCAACGGTTAACACTAAAGAAGGCTTGTTCTTTGCTAGAATTAATATTGTGCAAAAAGAACATGCAGTAATCTTTAATAACTTTACTTTGTTCAATGACATTGTTTATGACGTTGATACAGGATATCGTCAGCGTCGAATAAGCCTTAAAGGATTTAGAACCGCAGATTGGAATGGTGATTTTTACAGCCCTGGATTTGTGTTTGACCAAGCAAATATCAGTGATTGGAAGAAATACACAGATTATAAAATTGGCGAAGTAGTTCGATTCTCTGGAAAATATTATTCAGCTCCAAAGGGATTAGCAGGTACTAATGAGTTTAATTTCAACGATTGGGTTCTGCTAGCTGAAAGACCAGAAGCGCAGCTTCTTCCAAACTTTGAGTATAAAATTGGACAATTTGAAGATTTCTATAGTTTAGATATAGACAACTTTGACACTGGTCAGCAAAGCATGGCTCAGCATTTAACTGGCTATACTCCTCGTCCATATCTAAATAATATTATTGGAGATCCAATTGCTCAGTATAAGTTTTATCAAGGTTATATTAGAGAAAAAGGTACAAGAAATCCACTAACAAAAATTTCTAAATCATCTCTAAATACATATCAAGCCAGCATTGATTTCAATGAGGAGTGGGCATTCCGTGTAGGATATTTTGGCGGATACAACACATACCAAGAATTAGAAACTTCGTTGGATTCTACACAGTTTATTGAAAATCCTCAAATTATTGAATTTGTTGCAGAAAAACCTGTAGGAAATACTGACGTAGTTTATTATAAAGATGAAAGCGACATCATTATCTCTCCGGAAGATCTTGATATCAATCAAATTTTTCCAGTTATTGAAACTAGTGATGTAGAAGATATTTTCCAGCTACCGGTAGCTGGTTATGTAAGATTCGACGATGTTAACGGAACAGCTTATAATAAGAATAGCATTTTAGATATTGCAAACAACAGTGCATTAATTGAAGGCAGTACTATTTGGTTAGGATTTAAAGAAAACAGTGATTGGGATGTGTTAAGGTACACTAAGGTACCGGCAATTATCACTAATGTTGAAATCTACGAAGTTGGTCAATCGATACTGTTTACAACATCAGCAAATCATCAATTGACTGTTAATGACTTGATTAGTGTTAGTCGAATCTCAAATGATATTGATCAATGCTACATAGTATCTGAAATTATTTCTCCCACACAGTTTACAGTATTTTCTACTCTTTACGATATTCCAATTCTTCCTGAAATTATATCGGGATTACTTTTTGTATTCAAATCCTCGAGATTATCTGACTTTTCTAAATTAACTGATATACCTTTCTTAGAAAGATGGCAAAACGGAGAAAAGATTTGGGTCGATGATAACGGTTCGAATCTTTGGGCAGTGTATGAAAAAACTGAAAACTATGAGTCTTCGAAATATCCAAGCGTAGTTAATAAGCCTTCACAGCACTATGGTACAAAGATCTTTGCCTCAGATTTTACCAGTACATTTATTGTGTCTGCTCCGGACTATTACGATGCAGTTGACAATCTTTTAGGAAGAGTATTCTTATTAGATAAAAATGCAGACGGTTCTCCGAACTTAATTTTTAGCTATTCTTTAAATGACGAAAATGTTTATTTCGATAGTACAGCGACAAACTCTTTTGGATTTAGCTTAGAATCTGATCCTATTAAGAAATTAATATTTGTCGGCGCTCCGAGAACAACTAATGTAAGAACTGCGTCAAGTTCAACTGTTGTTAATCCGAGTTTGTCGTTCCTAAGTTTTGATAATCAAGGAATTGTTAAGATTTCATTGTATGATGAGAGCGATATTGACGAAACTGCAAAAGTTGTAGTAACTACTCCAACTCCGGCAGACAATGTACTTTTTGGATATGATTTAGCATACTCTACAATTACTAATTCTTTGTTAGTTGGTGCTCCTGGACAAAATAATAGTGCAGGATCAGTATACAAATATACAATCATCTCGACAGCATCAACCGTGTCAACAATATATCAAGGTGCTATTGCACTTCCAACTTTAGCTTCTGGTTATCGTTTCGGATCGGCAATTGCTGGAAATGCTAGCTTAACTCGTTATGCAGTTTCTGCACCAGGATACATTAACACTGTTAATCCCGATTCTGCAGGTTCGAGAGGTGCAGTATATGTTTATGATACATCGTTAGTTACTCCTCAAATAATTACAGGAGACACGCTATCATTGCCAGCATTGTTTGGACCTACTGATATATTTGGTTCCACAATAAAAATGACCAAAGACGGTCAGTATTTGATAATCGGAAGTCCGCAAGCCTACGACAATTTACATGAAACACAAACAGGTGTAGTAGATATATTCAAGTGGAATGGAACTCAGTTTACTCATCATCAAAGAATATATTCGCCAATTGATTCTAATGGTGCAAGTTTTGGATACGACATTTCGGTAGATGATGAAGGAGAGCTTTTAGTAATTTCGTCAATTGGTGATGGAAAGACTGCTGTTCCTACTTTTAACAAATATTCTGAAAGACTAGATCCAACAACAGCATTGGCAGAATATCAGTCAATATATATTAATGATCCGGAAAGTACTCCAACTAAGTTATTGACAACTTTTGACAGCGGCTCGACTGGCTTCTTTAGTACTATAATCGATGCTGGATCGGTACATGCTTATAGTAGATTCGGTACTAAGTGGGCTCATTCTCAAGAGATTATTGATCCAGAAATTGATACTGGTAGTTTTTATGGAGCAAGTGTTGCTGCTACAAACGATCTAGTTTACGTTGGCGCACCGGCCTTTTTAGATTCTTTAAACAACGGCAACGGACAGATTTACCTATTTTCTAAAATTGATCCTTCAATTAAGGGATGGAATTTACTAAGAGAGCAAGAGCCATTAGTTGATATTAATAAGATTAAACGAGCTCTTACAATAAACACTACCGATGATCAAATTCAAGACTATATCGATGTCATTGATCCAATTAAAGGTAATATCATCGGAACTGCAAGAGAAGAACTAAAATATATAACTTCTTATGATCCTGCAGTTTATAGTGTAGGTATTGACGGTGTTAATGTTAGTGTTAACAGCAACTGGCTAGACTCGCATGTTGGCGAACTATGGTGGGATCTTTCAACTGTTAAGTACGTTTGGTACGAACAGGGAGAGCTAGAATATCGCAAGAATAACTGGAATAATGTTTTTCCTGGTAGCTCAATTGATGTGTACGAGTGGGTCAGAACAGAGTATCTTCCTACCGAATGGAGTGCTATTGCAGACACCACTGACGGATTAGCTCGCGGTGTAAGCGGACAGCCAAAATTTGTAAACAATAATGTTGTATCAGTTAAGCAAGTATATAATAATGTAGCAAATGCATTTACTAATGTTTACTATTATTGGGTTAAGAATAAAAATATTACACCATCGAATGTAGATGGACGTCGTAGACCTGCACTCGAAATTGCTAGAGAAATTGCAAATCCAACTGCTACCGGAAATAAATTCCTAGCAGTATTATCGCCCACGTCGATGATTGTTGCAAATTCAAAGTCTTCAATAATGTCAGATTCAATTAATTTAAACATTAGTTTTGACTATATTAACGATGCAGCAAATCGTCACACAGAGTGGTTACTACTACAAGAAAACGATCCAAATAGTAGACCTAACTGGTTACTAGAAAAGAAACTATTTGATAGCTTGTTAGGACACGATTCGATTGGCAATCCGGTTCCTGATCCTCAGCTTCCGAGTAAGTTAAAATATGGTGTTGAAATTCGACCTAAGCAATCTCTGTTTGTAGATCGAAAAGAAGCATTAAGAAATATAATCGAATTTGCAAATAGTGTAGTATCGGCTGAACTAATCACCGATAGAGTAAACTTTACAAATCTTAACTCTAAAGATGAACTTCCTGCTGAAGAAACTTATGATTTACTAGTTGAAGATATTTTTGAATTAGAATTAGTGCCAACATCGCTGTTACAAACTGCAGAATTATTAGCTAACATCGACAGCGACGGAAAAATAATTTCAGTATCAATTCTAAATCCAGGATATGGTTATAAAACTCCGCCTACAATTTCTATATCAGGTCCAGGCACTGGCGCTGAGCTAGAATCGATTATTAATGACCAAGGTAGTATTACTGGCGTTATTGTTGTTAATGGTGGGTTTAATTTCACAGAATCACCAGAGCTAACTGTTAGACCATTTACTGTAGTAGTTCAAACTGATAAAAATCTAAACGGCAAATGGTCTCTTAATATTTGGGACAAAGATCAAAAGCAATGGGATATAATTAAAACCCAAGTTTATGATACTACTTTATATTGGGAATACATTGATTGGGCCAGCGCCGATTATAACGAACTAGCATCAATCGAATACAATGTTGAGTCAACCTACGAGATTAACGGGTTACTAGATATCGAAGAAGGAATGCATGTTAAAGTTCTTAACAGCGGCAACGGACGTTTTATAATCCTCCGAAGAACCGATGGAACATCTGGATCTTTTGATGATGATTGGGATATTGTTTATTCTCAAAATGGAACAATTCGTTTCCTAGATTCTCTTTGGGATGTTAACGAATCATTCTATGCATGGGACGAGTTCGCTGGATTTGATCAGACTCGATTTGATCAAGCACCAGATCAAGAAATTTTCTATGCGTTAACTGCACTAAGAGATGACATATTCATCAATAATCTTAAGATTAATTGGAATAAGCTATTCTTCAAAGCTGTTCGTTATGCGTTTAGCGAGCAAACAACTTTAGATTGGGCATTTAAGACTACTTTTATTAGTGCTATTAACAACTTAGGTAGTCTAAATCAAGTTCCGACATATAAACTTCAAAATAGTCAAAATTATGAGGATTTTCTAGAAGAAATCAAGCCATATCACACTAAAATTAGAAGATTTACTGAGGTTTATACAGGAACTGAGTTTTCGCAGTCATACACTACAGACTTTGACTTACCTTCGTATTTCAACGAATTGACTCAAAAATTTGAAACTGTTAATTTTGGTAACGATTTATTGTTGTCATATCCTTGGAAATCTTGGTATGATAACTTTACATATGGAATAGAATCAATTGAAATTTATGACGGCGGAGCAGGTTACACAGAAGTTCCTGCAGTTCACATTGTTGCAGCTAACGGCGACACTGGACAAGGTGCTGAAGCAGTTGCTCATATTTCGCTAGGAAAAATATCTAGAATTGATATTATTAATCCAGGATATGGATATACTTCTGCTCCAACTATTGTCTTAAACGGCGGCGCAACAGTAACTTCTTCTGCAAAAGTATATGCAAGACTTGGAAACTGCCCAGTAAGAATCAACCATTTAACTATGAAATTTGATAGAGTTTCGGGAGTTAGAGAAATTGGTAACAAATATTACACTGATGTATTTGTTAGCAACGGAGAAGATGTTACCTATGATTTAACTTGGGTTCCAATTCCAGATAAAACTGAAATTACAATGACTCTTAACGGCGTCTTACAGCTAATGGATAGTTACACTATTGAATATAGCGAAAGAAAATATAGTCCACAGTCAAATACAACTTATACTAAAAAGTTTGCAACTCTAAGATTATTGTTTACGCCACAGAACGGAGATACAATTGAAATAACTTATCCTAAGAATTTGGATTTCTATACAGCAGTTGATCGAATTGAAGATTATTATGCACCAGGTTCTGGAATGCCGGGCAAAGAGTCTGATCAGTTAATGACAGGCTTGTCATATCCTGGACTTCAAATTGATACACTACCATTTGATGCAACAGGCGGCTGGGATGTAGTACCTTACGGAGTTTCATCGTGGGATAACTATTCGCTTGAGTCGGGTTACATGTCGTTCTCGACTACAGCTCAGACCACGCAAACATTTACTTTAACCAACATGATTATTACTACCGGTACACAAGTAAATGTTTATCTTAACGGACTACGAGTAGACAGCACATTATCAAATGCAGTTGTTCCTACCTTAATTGGTAAAGGAACAGGTGCAGTTGACTACATCGAAATTCAAGGTCCAGGAGCAGGATATTCTTCAACATTTACTTCGGTGACAATTTCTGCTCCTAATAATCTAAGCGGTACACAAGCAACAGCAAATGCTATTGTAGTTGATGGTTCGATTGCTGGCATTAGCATTCTTAATAAAGGCAGTGGATATACAGAAGATCCTGTAGTAACAATTACTGGACCTTCTACAATTCAAGCATATGCTAAGGCTGTTCTTAAAGCTGAATTTACTACGTCGACGTCGACAGTTATTAGAACTGAAGTAGTAATTCCAGGAGGAACATCAACGTTTGCTACTACTTCTACCCTTGTTGTCTTTAGATATTCGACCAGCGATGGTACATTACAGCCTACTGATTTAGGAAATCTTGATTCAGTTATTAGTGGCGGAGACCTAGCTTATACCACTGCACTTGGATTGACACCGAGCGAAATTATATTAGATGGTGGATCAACATCGACACAATTTATATCTGGTATGAACGATGATGGATTCTTAAATCCTTACAACAGTTATGCTCCGGAGGAATGTGTTCCTGGACAGGTACAAGAAGCAATCGGAATCAGCGTATATGATCAGCCAGTTAATACTTCGCCGATTATTGCTAATAAAAATTATATCGTTGACGGATCGACATCGACATTTAGTCTAGGAGTTAAGCCGTCCAATTACGATTCTGTAATTGCAATCTTTAATAATTCTAAATTAACTTTGTCAGAATTCACTATCGATTATAAGAATAACACATTTACTTTTAACTCAGCAAATCCGGGAACAGGTTGGCTTAGCTTAACATCTATGCAGCTAGCCGGAATTAGACTAATCGATCACTATACTGATACTACTGAAACAACGTCTTCGATTGTTACATCAGTTGCATATTCAGATGTTGGAAGTAATGGGTCGAGTGTGTATGTAACAATAAATGGAATTCCTGCAGCAGCCGGAGATGCTTACACTATTGAAAATTATCAATCAAGAGCAAAGCTAAGTTTCTTCCAAACTGGTACAATTCAAGCATATTTGTTCAATGCTCCAGTTAAAGCATTTAGTGAAATCAATGAGCAAATTATTACAGCTTATAATAACGATTCCGCTTTTGTATTATATCAATCCCCAGGAGTTGCAGGTCCCCTCCATAGTCAAGTAATTGTTACTTTAGATGGATTGAGGTTAAATCCTCCAGTTACTACATATTATCAAGTAACTGATAATCAGTTAACATTTGATGTTAGCGAGTCTATTAGATTCCCATCAAGGGGAGTTAGCCTTGCAGATCTTGAAGTTTATGTTAATGGCGTTCGAGAAGAAGTTCCAGGAATTTGGAGATTAACTCAAACTAAAAATCAGATAACCTTTACTCAAGGATCTTTAACAACAGGCGATGTAGTAGCAATTGTAGTTAAGAAGGGTCATGATTACCTCATCGAAAACGATCAATTAGTATTAGTAAATCCAGTTGAAGCTACTTCTGAAATTCGAATTACAACGTTTACTAATCATGATCCGTCCTTTATTAGAACTGAAAGATTTACGGGTAACCCAACAAATCAATACCCTATGCAAAGAGCAGCACTAGATTCGTCTTATGTTTGGGTAACTTATAACGGAACACCGTTAATGACTGACGTAGATTACCGAGTAAGTACTGACGGTTATACAGTCATTGTTAGAGACGGAATTTTTGAATCTATCAATGATGCAGTAGTGATCACTAGCTTTGCAAGTCAAGAAATTAGAATGTCTTCTTATAGAATTTTCAAAGACTTGCTAGGCAGAACTCATTACAAGAGATTGAGCAACGAAAATACTACATACCTTACTCAAGACTTGTATACTACATCTACATCAATTGTTGTTGAAGATGCAAGCGTGTTAACTCCGCCAGATGTTAATTCTAAAATACCAGGCGTTGTTTTAATTGACGGCGAAAGAATTGAGTTCTTTACAGTAGTTGGAAATACATTAGGGCAATTGAGAAGAGGCACACTCGGCACTATGCCAGCTTCAGTTTATCTATCAGGCAAGCCAGTAATTGACCAAGGTGTAATTCAAACAATGCCAGTTAGAGATTTTGCTCAAACAACTGCAACAATCATTTCAACGTCGACCCAGGTGACATTTGATTTAAGTAACAGCATCAGATTTAATACATCAGTTGCGTTTACTGATCAGGTCGAAGTTCGATACGGCGGAAGAAAATTATTGAAGCCAAACTTATACACCGTGCAACACGATTACGATTTATCGTATGATAGCACATCGACAGCTGATACAGTGTTAGTACCAGAGTTTTCGATCTCAACATCGAGTGTATTAACTTTGAATTTTGCTCCTGACGCAGGCGTAAAATTAGAAGTTATTGCAAGAAATTCTACTGTATTTGATCAGACAACAATTAATTTTATACGTGAAAGGTCGGCTTCGTTGCCAGATAAATATCGATATGGACAATAATAAACAACACTCACTATCTCAGGAAGAGCGCAATAATTCAGCTAATGAGCATGGAAAATTGCATATTCAGGGTCATATTAAAATTTATGATCCTGAAACAAAAGAGGTATTCATTGATAAGCGCAATGCAATCCACTACGAAAATTTTAGTATTGGATTAGCTCAAGCTATGAGTAATCAAGGCCAAGGCTTTATTGCAGAAATGTGTTTTGGCAATGGCGGAAGTAGAATTGATCCAACAGGAATTATCACTTATTTGACGCCTAACTCAGTTGGGTTGAATGCAAGTTTATACAACCAAACTTACATTAAAAACATAGATGCAAGTAGCTCTTTAAACTTAGATCCTGCTAGAAATTTTATGGAAGTTCGTCACATTACAGGAACAGCATACACTGATATTTTAGTAAGTTGTTTGTTGGATTATGGCGAGCCTGCAGGCCAACAAGCGTTTGATAATAGCACAAATATGGATGGCTCATATATTTTTGACGAGCTAGGACTTCGTGCTTACAGCCCAGATAACATTGAAGGAAATGGGATGTTACTAACTCATGTAATTTTCCACCCTGTACAAAAGAGTCTTAATAGATTATTGCAGATTGATTATACAGTGAGAATTCAAAGTCTTACTAACGGGGCATTTTAATGAGCTATATTATATATTATTCAGATCCTGCAAAAAATGCTACTCCGATCATAGTTTCAGACGGAACTAAGAATTCGCAGTCTAGCAGCTTGACTCTTATTGGTAGAAACTATCCAGGCTATGGTCAAGCGATTGGCGAGAATTTAATACATCTTTTAGAAAATTTCTCAAGTCCAACTCCGCCTAACAATCCAATTGAAGGACAGTTATGGTTTGATACTAGCGATCCGAATAATAAGAAATTAAGAATTAATGACGGCGGAGTTAGCGCATCTCGTTGGTCTCCGATCAATGGTATTTTCCAACAACCAAACGAACCAACTAATGTAAAAAATGGTGACATTTGGGTCGACACTGCTCGCCAGCAATTGAATTTTTATAATGGTACTAGTTTTACATTAGTTGGTCCTAGCTATTCAAGCACTACTAGAACAGGCAGCTATCCTGAGTCAGTTTTAGATACAACAGGTGTTGAGCACAATGTTATTATTCAATATGTAAATGATGTTGCAGTTGAAATAATTGCAACTGAAGATTTTACACCGAATCCAATTATTGAAGGATTTACTGCAATTGAAGCAGGTGTTAATATATCTTCTCTTAACGTTGGCACATCGCAAGAACCGAATATTCCTAAGATTAACGGAGTAGCAGAATCGGCATATTACTTGCAGCTTTCGGTTCCGACACCACAAAAAGTTATTGCTGACTCATTCATGAGGAAAGATATTGATCAAAGATTAACTGGATCGCTGAGCATTGCTGCAGATGGCAACGCTCTCCGTATTGGTAGCGATCCTACTTTCATTATCGAACGAAGAAGCCAGTATAATGCTGCTTTTGTAAACACTTATAATAATGGACAGTTTACATTTGAAATTGCAGGAACTAATAGACCTGTAATGATCATGGACGGTGCAAATCGTAGAGTAACAATTAACGACCAGTTAACTGAAACATCACAGTCCGGGCTTTCGGTATACGGCTCAATTAGTGCTACAAACAGTGCAACATTTAATACATTGTATGTAACATCGTCAGCAACAGACATCAATCAAGTACCTAATAATGCTATACAAGTTGTTGGAGGTGTCGGTATTGGCGGCACGTTAGTCGTAACTGCTGAGCACATTTTGCGCGGCCCGTTAGTGATAGGTGAGACACAAATTCCTCCTATTGTTCCGCAAAACACTGTTTCTAACATTATTCTTCCAACTAAAAATGAAGAATATAATATGGGAGATCCTAACCTTCGTTGGCAAAATGTTTATGCAAGAGTTTTCCAAGCAGGTGCCGGACAAGAAGCACAATTTGTAGGCGTAGCTTCTTCTGCAACGTTCTTAAGGTCGCCATCGGCGGTAACTATTAACGGTGATGTAACATCTGTACCGACATCTTTTAGAGGCGGTGGCCAAGCATTGTCAGTTGCTATCACAGCAACCGGTGCAATGATTATCAATAAAACATCATTAGTAACTTCAACAGGAACTGATTGTTTACTAGTTGCAAATCCGTCAGATGGTAAACTATATAAGCAATCTAAGAGAGATTTCTTAAAAGACGCAAACTATTATGACGTACTAAATCCTTTAGTTAATATTGGATATAGTACCCCTGCTGGCAGCTTTGTTCCATTAGGTACAATGTTGCCGTATGCAGGAGACATTGCTCCGCCTGGGTGGCTTTTATGCGATGCATCAAATATTAACGTAGATCCTAAGTATCAAAATCTACGTGATTTGATCGGCAAAAAATACGACCCAACTGGTGTAAACTTCTTGTTGCCTAACTTAGCAAGTAAGTTAGCTTCAGGGACCACCGCAATTAACTATATTATAAAGTATTAAAAATATGAGCTATACATTAAGACTTACCAATGGAAAGATTTTGTTAACTCTAGCTGATCAGCAGTTAGATAGTGTATCAACGAGCTTAACCTTAATTGGTAAGAACGTTAATGCATATGGCGATGACATCAACACAAACTTCATTCACTTACTGGAAAATTTTGCCAACACAACTGAACCAACTAGTCCGTTAGCTGGACAGCTTTGGTTTAATACGCTAGAGCAAAGGATGTATTTTTACAATAACTCTTTGCAATTCAAGCCAGTTGGTGGACCTATAGTGTCAACATCAGAGCCGGTCGGTCTTGTATCAGGCGACCTTTGGATTGACACTACTGCAAAACAACTAAAATTTTATGACGGTTCGAATTTAATTACAGCGGGTCCTGGATACGATGCTACATTAGGCAAGTCAGGAGTATTAACAGAAACAGTTCTTGATAGCTCTTTAGCTAATAAGACTGTATCAAATATCTATTCCAATGGCAATTTAATTGGAATTATTAGTGATTCTCAGTTTGCACTAAACACATCTTTGTCAACTAGCACTGGAATTACTACAGTCAATCGCGGAATCAATCTTGCTTCTGGAACTAAGTTCTACGGAACAGCAACTAACGCAGAAAGTTTAAACGGCGTAAATGCAGCAGACATTTTAGTTTCAACAATTACGACTCCGCAGAGCATTAGTAGCACATTAAATGTTTACAACGACGACGGAGTGTCAGTTGGGACCTTTGATGATCTTCAACTGTTTGTTATTGCACCTGATCGAGTTGCAACTATTGCAGTCGGCGATGTACAAGATTTTAATTTACTATTACAAACTCCTACAGACCCTAATGTTAATGCGTTGTACTTTAAATCGTCAACGGGTCAATTAGGAATTTTTACAGATAATCCTACTTCGCCTGTTGATATTAATAGCAACGTTAGAATTCGTGGAAACTTAACTGTAAGCGGAACTGCTACATACGTTGATGTTGTAGATCTAAAAGTTGCTGATAAAACTATCGAACTTGCTAATACATCAACATCAGATGTTATTTCAAGTGGCGGCGGCATTGTACTAAAAGGCACCACAGATAAAACATTTCTGTGGACTCAAGGATTTAATGCATGGGTATCCTCAGAATCCATTAACCTCCAAGCAGGAAAAACTTTCCAAATTGGAGGCAATACAGTTCTTTCTGAAACATCGTTGGGTACTATTGTTACATCGGCACCTGGCTTAACAACAATCGGTAATTTAACTTCTGCTACAATCGGCTTAGTGAATATTAATTCGAGTACAATTAGCACAAGAGTTTCGACAACCTTAACAATTGCTGGAGGGTTAACTACCGGAGTTGACTTTTCAGGCAAAAGATTGTTTAACGCTTATACACCAGTAACTGGTGATGCAGGAAATCTAGTTGCAACTAAAAGCTATGTTGATAGCGCAGTTTCAGTTGCTAGAGGCGGCCAATATGCATTTACAATTGATGTTACAGGACAGGCAACCGGCCCGGAAGATCCAAACTTGGATAACTTTGTAATTTCATATTTGGAAATGGTACTTCCGCCAGGAGAACCGTCGCCGTACGGAGTTACTGACAATTCTAGAGCAAGAATCATTGTTACAAGATACCAGTCATCTTCGTCTACCGCCGTAAGTAATCCTCTTAATTTTGCTCCTGTTGATGTATATGAAGCTGGTACTACTAGTACAATTAACGCAGTCGGATATCAAACAAATTATGTAGCTACAGTGCCAATTCCAGCGTTATCTCTTTCAGTAAATAGAGCGGTAAAACAATATATTGTGTCGGCACAAACGTGGGTAAGATACGTAGTAACTGGAACTTCAAACACAGTGTATACTGACGGTACATGGTAAGGAAAATTTAATGGGATATATTATAACCAAATCTGACAACGAAACTTTAATTCTATTAAATGACGGACAGGTTGACAACGCTGTTTCTTCCTTAACATTGGTTGGTAAAAACGTTTCTGGATTCGGTGATGCGCAGAACGAAAATTTTGTGCGACTTCTTGAAAATTTTGCAAATAGTAGTGCAAATCTTTCAGGAAGTGGACAACCTCGAAGTCCATTACGCGGACAACTTTGGTTTGATACTAATCCAAATGTTAATAGACCATTAGTTTATGACGGTGTTAGCTGGCGTCCGCTTGCTGTTACGATTGTCGGTACTACAACTACTAACACATTAATCAACGCTACGGCAAATCCTCCAATTCCTTTTGCCGCTAATCGACTTGGTGACTTTTTCTTTAATACAACGAATAACAAGCTATACGTTGTTTCAAGCACTAATACTGCATTAACATTGATCGGTCCAGAAGCAGTTAGTGGATTTGAAGATACTAGAATGTCGTCCACTACGATGTTTGATTCTTCGAACAATCCTAAGCCAGTAATACAAATGATTGTAGATGGCGAAGTAGTTGCAATAGTTAGTAGTTCAACTTTCCAGGTTTCTAATACAACACCGGTTACTGGATTTACTCGAGTTTATAGAGGTGTGACCTTTAAAAACTATAACTCTTCTACAAGATACACTACTGCTACTACTGATGTTGTTTTACACGGATTGCATGAGCAATTAGACGCTTCTTATCCTAGAAGAAATGTTAACGAATCTATTACTGCTGATTGGAATATTGCTTCGGGTAAATCATTGTATTTTGGAAGCGGATCTAACTCTTTAGTATATTGGAATACTGCTACTTCGGCACTTGTTGTTGCTGCAACATCGGGCAATGTTTCACTAACAGTAGGTGCTAACTCGTTATCTTTTAACGGTTCTGCATTACTGCCTTCGTCTAGTTATAATTTAGGGTCGGGTGATAATAAATTTGCCACTCTATATTCTACAACATTAAGCGCAGGCAACTCTACTGCTACGGGATTTTTAGAAGGTGATTGGACATTATCCGCAAGTAGTCAGTTCAAGCCAAACTCTGATATTTCAAATAATTTAGGAACTTCAACTGAAAGATTTAATACGGTCTTTGCAAGAACGCTAAACGCTGGCAGTGCTGCAACTTCTGGATTTATTACTGGAGTATGGAATTTAAACGCTGACTCTACAATTGTTCCGATATCCAATTTAGCAAATAATTTAGGTCAAAGTTCACGAAGATTTAATACAGTATTTGCATCAACAATTTCAGGATTAACTTCTATAGTAGGATCTGCAAGTGTTGCTGGAAATATTACGCCAGCTGCTGATGCAACACATTCACTAGGAGCGTTGGGGCTACGTTGGAATGACGTATTTGCAAATAATTTACAAGCAACATCTGCATTTATTGAAACCTTGCAAATTGGTAATAGTAGCATTTTGTCGTCGGCAGTTACTACTGGAACATTCTCTAATCTACAAGCAACTTCAGGGGATATCACTAATTTAACATCTAATAGTAGCACATTTATATCGTTAGTAGCAACTAACGGAACTATAAGCATTTTAAATTCTCCTGCTGCTACACTCGGAACTGCTAATATAACCAATGGCACAGTTGCAACATTAGCTTCTACAAATGCTACAATTAGCAATCTAAATTCTTTAATTGCATCATTTTCTACAGCAACTATTACTAGAGGAACGGTTACTAATTTACAAGCAACAACAGCTACAATTAATACAATTGACGGCGCTGTAATTAGAGAAAACGGAAACAGAGTAATTTCTTCCTTCTCAACAGGAACTACTGGATTAACTAATTCTTCAGCTAACCCCGGACAAGTAGTACTTAGCGGTGTATTGGCAGTAAAAAATGGCGGCACTGGAAATACAACATTTAATGCTGGGTATGTTAAAGCAAACGGCGCTAGCGCATTTACAACAGTCTCATCAATTCCATGGTCAGATATTGCAGGATCGCCGGCAACTTCGATGCCATCTGGATCGGTAATTTTATTTGCAATGGCTTCACCACCGGCTGGTTGGACTAAGGTAACAGATTCTTCATACAACGATAGAGCGTTGCGTGTTGTTACAGGAACTGGAGCTGGTTTGAGCGGTTCGGTGAATTTTACATCAGCGTTTACTAATCAAAGTGTTAATGGTTCAGTAATATCAACAGTTACTAATGTTTCCTTAATTATTACAAATTTTGAGGACATTGAAAACGAACAAAATCAATTCAGAGTTTATAGATATGCAATTAGTGACCCAGGCCACGCACACGAGTTTGTTGGAACTTCTATCGATTTAAGTGTCAAGTACCTCGATTTGATCATTGCATCAAAAGACTAATATTGGTTAAACCGATAGATTGTTATCTAAGGATGAACGGTAAATAGTACATTATGCCATATTCACTAATAAAAACCAACGGAATTCAATTAACGATTGTACAAGATGGTACTATCGATACTACCACTGATTTAGTCTTTGTCGGTAAAAACTATACAGGCTACGGAAGTCCAGTTAACGAAAATTTTCTTAAACTTTTAGAAAATTTTGCCAACGGAACTGCTCCGAGAAAACCTTTAATTGGCCAAACTTGGTATGATACTTCTAACAAAAAATTAAAACTGTTTGATGGGAAGAAGTTTAAATCTATTGGAATTATTGATTATGGCATTCAGCGTCCAGTTGGTATGAATGCTGGTGATTTGCATTTTAATCAAAATACAAAAAAGCTATATGCATTTGACGGTGTAGAATGGTTGCTAGTTGGTCCAGCTGATCAAGTCAGCGGCGGCGTTGGATTAGTTTCAAGTGTAATCACTGACAACAATCTCCAGCAACATCCTGCTTATGTAATGACACTTGGAGGCAGCACTGCAACTATTTTTTCTGCAGATGTACCAGCATATTCTACTCCTTCAAGTAGTGTATATTATAATAATTTCAAAAAGATCTATCCGGGCATAACGCTATCAGGTACAAACACCTTAGGAATTAGCGCAACAGCAGCATCGACTGGAACACTGTTATGGGGAACTTCTGCATCATCTCTAGGATTAGTAAAAAATAATGAATTAATATCTGCCTTTGATTTAGTATTACAGACAGATTTAGAAAACGGCGCAAATTATCCGTTAGCTATACTCGACGATGAAGGGATTACAGTTGGCCTCCAGAGAGTATTCCAGATGCACGTTACTAATGGTAATGTTGCAAATCTAAGTGCAATTAATGGAAATAAAATTCAACTTAACGTTAAAACAAATGCAGGAACATATACAAACGTAATTTCAATTGACGGTTCTTCTGGATTTGCAGTATTGCCTAATTCTAGTTTAGCAGTTAACATTGGCTCGTCTTCGAACAGATTTAATGGTGTATTTGCAAACACACTAACTTCATCTCTGTTTACTGGTACTACAGTATCAGTTGTTAATTCTTTTGCAAACACAGCTAGATTTATTAATCTAACTGCTACTGTAACAAATTTGACTAATTTGACTTCTAATGGAATTATTGGAACAAATATTACAGCAACTAATTTAACTGTTTCTGCGTTAACTGGTACTACTATTAATGGCACTACGATTTCGGGAACTAGTGTCTTTGATAGTGGAAGCCGAGTTATTACTACGGCAACTGTTGGAAACTACGGAGTTAGATCGTTAGCTGGAACAACTAATCAAGTAACTGTTAGTGCAGCAACCGGCGCAGTAACAGTTAGTCTTCCGAGCACAGTATCTATTAATAGTTTAAGTGCTGCGGTAGTTAGTGGTACTGAAGTATACGACAATGGATTAAGAGTCCTTACACTTGCTACAATCCCTAGCGCAGGTGTCTCGTCTGTTTCGGGCAGCGCAGGACAAATTTTAGTAAACGGACTAGTTGGATCATCGACTGGATCTATATCATTAAGTTTCCCTTCAAATGTAAGCATTAACACGTTAGATGCTACTACGGTTAATGCAACTAATGTTAATGCTAACGGTCTTCGTGTTATTAACACATATACATCAGGAGGAACAGGTTTAACAAATATTTCAACAAATCTTGGAGAAATCAGACTTGGTGGAATTTTAGCAATATTACACGGCGGCACAGGAGCTTCTGATGCAGCAACCGCTCGTTCTAATCTAGGAGCACAAGCTACACTAGTTTCCGAAACCAATATTAAAAGTATTGACGGCAGAACATTAGTCGGATCTGGAACTATTAACCTTATTCCTCAAGGAACTGCAATGTTGTTTGCTCAAACAGCCGCACCAACGGGATGGACAAAAGTTACTACTCATAATGATGCTGCGCTGCGTGTAGTTAGCGGAACAGCTACGTCAGGCGGAACTAGAGGATTTACTTCGACCTTTGTATCTACAGTAGTTTCAGGTACTGTAGGTGATACGACTCTTACAGAAGCACAAATACCGTCACACAGGCACCTTAGTGGAGTAATCGACGATAGTCCGAACGCCTTTTTCAATCAAGGCGCTGAAGGACCTAGTTACGTTGGTCCTGACGGAATTGATGGAAATAATAACGATAGCTATTATGCAGGATATACTAGCTACACTGGCGGCGGCGAAGCTCACAGCCACTCATTTACAGGCACTTCAATCGATCTTGCTGTTAAATACGTAGACGTAATTATAGCAACAAAGGATTGATAAATGAAATTAGAACCAGGAAAATATTGTCCTCTTATTAAAAAGGATTGTATTGGGCTTCAATGTTCATGGTTTATGCTAGTAAGAGGTAAACATCCACAAACAGGCGAAGACATCGATGAATGGAATTGTGCTGTAACTTGGCTACCAGTATTGCTAATTGAAAATAGTCAGCAACAAAGGCAGACAGGTGCCGCAGTTGAAAGCTTCAGAAACGAAGTTGTTAAAGCTGCTGAAACTAGTCAACAGTTGCTAGCTTTTGAACTGCAACAAAAACTACTAGGAAATAACCAATAAAAAAAGCCCTAGTTACCTAGGGCTTTTTATTTTAAGCTTCAGCAGTAGCTTCTTTAGCAGCTTTCTTACTTTTGGGCGGATCGAGTTCATCGGCCGCCTTTCTTAGCTTTGCTGCTTCCTTGTACAATGCGTCAGCACGTGAGCGCATTTCCGAAGGAGTTAAAGAAATATCAGGGTTTACAGTCTCTGGAGTATCAACAATAACTTCTGCAGTGTTTGTTTCAGCTAGAGTTGGGACTACAGTATTTGAGCCGTCTTTGATAGCAAGATCATTAAGGCTAATTCCCTTTTGCTGAGCAATAATATTATTAAGCTCATCTAGCGGAATTGACGACTTTGTGTCAGGAGTAATCAGTACACCTGCTGTAGGAACTTTCTTCAAATACCCGTTGGTATGAAGATAGTGCAGCATATTGCTCCCATCTGGAAAGCGACGTACTGCCATTACGTCAGCAAGTTCGTCTGCCTGCTGCCCGATATCAGATTCTACAAGACTCATCAGTGAATCATGATATGAATCCATAAGAGACTGAGTTCCTACTACAAGTGCTGAATGCGGATCACCTGGAATAGTTCTATAAGCAACGACGATTTTTGCGCCGTTATTCTTCATTCGACCAACGTGTTTCATTTAAAATTCCTTATTCTGCAGGCACTTCTTCGTTGCTCTGCTCTGCTGGAGGAGCAACTGCATTTAGGAAGTTGTTCAACTTGTTAAATGCGTTACCAACAGCTTCCATTTCAGCAGCACGGAATGCGCCACGCTGGCTAGCAACATCGATAATAGCACGAAGATTGCCAAGGTCCTGTACAGTTAGTTCAGGGGCCTGCGCTACTTCTTCTCCGCCGATAGCACCGGTGTCAGTTACCTGACCTTCATCAATTTGTTTAGGCTTCTTAGACATATTTTATCTCCTATACATTCTTGTCTAAATATGGACATGAAAGACTCATAATAGTTAGTTCTTTAGCGACCTCGACACCTATTTCGTGGATCTGAACTACTTTATTATCGTAGTCTACCTTTAACCCTTTAACAATAGCATATCTGCTATCTAAGTTTTGGTAGACCCATTTGTCTATCATCTCAATTCGGTTCGTATTCAGTGTCATTTTAGCAAAATGCTTTGGGATGTAAGTTAGACGTCTTGCATCTAAAACATTGAACGGATTCACTGAGCCTTTTGTTAATGACATTATATACCTACTTTATTTATCCTGACGATTACTTGTAGTAAGCGTATTGGCCAAACGGCGGAACAATTGATTCTGTACCGTGAATAATAAACAGTGATTCACAGTAATCTCCATCACCCCAACTACCGCAAGGATAGCCGTCAGTGAACATGATGAATCGCTTAGGTTCGATGTCGTTGTCCTTCATGAACTTGTAGTTTGCATCGAAGTCAGTGCCGCCACCGCCTTTGACTTGGTAGTTCATGATGTCGTCAGCATTGTCGCCGCTAAACTTCTCGTAGTTGTAAACTCGAGTATCAAAGCACCATAGCTGAAGATTAAAGTCCTGGTATTCATCCATAATGCCCTTAACTTCGGAAAGGAAGTCTTTGGCCTGCTTGTCTGAAATAGAACCGCTCATATCAACTGCGCAGCAAACATCAATAGTTTCTTCATTGACCATTCCTGGTAGAATAGCACCGCACATTTGACTCTTACGATTAGGACGACTAAAGCTAAAGTTACTCTTGAGAATGCTCTGAATGTTCATACGAAGCAGTTCTCGCCAATCCATCTTAGGCTCAGTAAAGTCCTTGATAAGACGAGCTACGCCTGCAGGAACCTTGCCTGCGCCTGCTGAATGAGCGGCGCTGACCATAGCTTCCTTAATTTCGTCTCGAATTTGCTTTAGCTCTTCCTTGCTGTAACGAACCGGACCATTGCCGTCTTGATCACTATCGCCGTCCCCGTCGCCTTCACCGTCAAGGTGTTCGTCTAGTAGGTCACCGAGTGAACTAATGTCGATCTTGTCTGCCTTTTCGTAGAGTTCGTCGTAGATCTGTTCAAACGACCAACCTCGATACTTATTGTCCTGGAAGACTTTAATAAAGCTCGGAAATTCGCCGATCTTATCGTCCTTGCAGATCTGATTAACAGCATAGTCCATTGCAATGTTAGCTAGTTTTTTATCGCGGCTTTCGCAACGACCCATATGGTCAAACACATTGTGAAGAACTTCGTGTGCAAAGCCAAACTCAGCTTCCTTGGGCTTTAGCTTGTCGACAAATCCGACATTGTAATAAAAGTTACGACCATCAGTTGCTAGGGTTGGAAGCCAGTCGCTAGCATCAATAAGATTGAGTCGAGTTGCAAGATTGCCAAAAAATGGATGGCGTAGTAGAAGACCGACGCGAGCAGTAGTTAGCTTCTCAATGACACGATTTTTTTCTTCGCGTGTGTATTCGCGAACTTCTGCCTTTTTAGTCTTTTCTTGCTTCATAATCGACATGTGATTCTCCGTATGATTTAAAATACTTCCGCATTATATACGGCGGGTAGGGTATAAGTCAAGTAATGTTTTGATAAAAATAAAGGGCCCGAAGGCCCTTTATTCTCGGTTTTACTCCATGGCGGAGATAATGTACTTACCGTACTTGTCGTGGAATTCATCAAAGCTGTTAAGCTTCGAAGCATCAAACGGAAGATTGTACTGAGTAAGTGCAACCTTAGCGCCCATAACAACAAGCTCAGTTGGGAAGTTGTCCATCATGAAACGGAAGAAGCAATCTGCCTGTTCGTTCCAATCCTTTTCCTTCTTTTCGTGTGCAGTCTGTAGCTCGTAACACATGGAAATAGTCAGCGAATACATTGCTGAAATTTCCTTGATGTTCAGCTTCTTAACTTCACCCTTGAGCACTTGCTCAGGACGCGGTAGCTGCTTGGCAATCTTACGATGTGCCATAAACTTAACAGCAAGACCGTCACCGACTGCACCAGCAACTAGGTCAGTTAGTGTACTGTCACCGAGGTCATCGTCGCCGAGTAGATCGGAAACAAACGACCAAGAACGCGGAGTTGCAAAAGCACGACTTGCGCTCTTCGGATCAAAGTCATAAAGATCCTGCTTGGCAAAGCCGAGGTAGCCAACTACCTGCTCGTGGATCTTGTTCTTAACAGCCCATTCCTGCCAATCATCAAAGCTGGTCTTCAGTTCAAGGTGTAGGAAGCGGTTAGCTAGCGGAGCAGGCATACGATAAGTAACGCCCTTGTCGCTTTCACGGTTACCAGCAGCAACAATGCTTACACCCTTAGGCAGTCGGTAAGTACCAACTCGACGGTTAAGAATTAGCTGATATGCAGCAGCTTGAGTAGCAGGAGCAGCGGAGTTAAGTTCGTCTAGGAACAAAATTGCAGTGGATTCAGGATCGCTTGGAAGCTCAATCGGTGGAGCCCAAGTCATTGTCTGCAGGTCGGGATTATAAAAAGGAATGCCCTTGATGTCAGTGGGTTCCCAAAGAGAAAGTCGGATATCGATAACTTCGCGATCCTGTTCAGCACCAATCTGGTGAACAATATCGGACTTACCAATGCCCGGGGGACCCCACATAAACACAGGACGGTTTACCTTGAAGCACTTGCGAATAGCGGCCTTTGCTTCGTTAGGAGTCTGTGTCCGATTAACACTTGCTACTTCTGCCATGTAATAAAACCTTTTAGTTAAGTTGATGAATACAGCGTCTTACTGTTCCGTGATTATAATGTAAAAGGGGTAAGTGGTCAACTGGTTTTTTCTGACATCTCAGAATTATTTTGATTCGACATAGCCTTAGCAAAGCCGAACTTTTGAACATCACCACTGAACAGTACCAGTTGAACTGCGGTTTTTTCTTTAAAAACAACGATTGATTTTTTAGTGAGGTAGTATGGCCCGTCGATAAATCTATCTAACCAAATAGTAACTTGATTCGTAATAGTAATTTCTTTTGGAAATTCTATGTTATAGCTCTTCATATCCATTTGAGAAGTGAATACTTCGAACCCATATTCAGTTAAGCGAAATCCGCCATCTAACTTTTTACGAGGATTCTGCCAAAGTAAATTATGATTTTTAGCCATAGTCTTTGCATCGGTTGACCAACCTAGATGATCGCTGACAATTTTAGTTAAATGGCTCTTAATGTCCATTATTGCATCTTTTCGCCCGATGTTAATTTATAAACAGAAAAGTCTGTGCAGTTGAATAGCTTGTTAAGTTTTTCAGCTAAGTTAATAGCATGACCGCTATTCGAAAAAGATACTTTTTTATATTTTGGACCTAGTTGATGTGCTAACATACTAAAGGTTTTCAAATTAACTGGACGATCTTTGTAAAAGACCGCCCAAATGGCATCAGCTTCCAAAACTTGCTCAGTCTTATAGGTCTTCTTATTCGTAATTTCTAATAATATTACGGGCTTAGGTCTACTCATATAAGCGTGTCTCACAATAATATATACGCTTATATTTAGCCGTTTTGGGCTAGAGACTGCCCCCGTCCATAGTAATAGTAATACTGTCTTGTTGCTGCATATTGAATGCTATTGCATCTAATTCTCCAGCAATACGTGTCATTACTACGGCTAATGATTCTTCTAGCATTCCGACCTCATCTATGGTCAAATTGAGGCTTTTTTGGCCACTTTTTCGAGCAATTCGAGCCTTTTCTAGGAACATTTCGATAGGTAATGTGTTAAGTGGTTGCATCAGTATCCCTACTCAAAGAATTCAACATAGTTCTCATTTCTAATTCGGTCTTATAAGGACCTTTAAATGGATATCTCTCTAATGTAATTAGCTTTGGACAAAAAGATTTAACCCATCCTTTTCTAAATTTAATTACATAATAACCGGCGCAATAAAGGCTTTTACTTTTTACACTCTTTGCATATATTGGTAACTTTTTTTGAACATTCCAAAGAGGATTAAATGCTTTTCCGTTAACCGGAAAACCGTCGATGTCGTTAGCAGCTTCTTTCTTCTTTTCTACAGGAGCATCTAACGAATCAATAGTAATTCCAAATCTTTCTTTAATTTCTGTTAAATCATGGAGATCATATCTTTGGCCACGACTTAATAAAGTATAGCCTTTCTTTTCTTTGCTTAGAGTAGCAATCTTTTCGCCGCCACGCTCTACAATCCAAAACTTATTTGGAACTAGTACTTTAGTTTTAGTGGTCATTGATGATACCTTGCATTTAGTGGATCTGCATAGCTTTGTGCTTGTTCAGCAATCTTAGCTAGATCAAATTGAGCGCAAAACTTCATGAGTCGAATACCAACTTGGCTGATGTTCTTTTCCTTGTCAATTTCATCTTTAATTGTGTTATTGATCACTGTTTTGATATGATCGGGCTGAGCTGTAAGATCACAAAGTAAAACATTTCGATTGTAATCTTCTAACACGCGATGTTCAATACCTTCATGATCCATCCAACGCTGTAACATTAGGTTGTTCCATGCCCAGCCTTTAGAATTACGATCCTCAAATGCTTCATGTAATCCTACTTTGTTTTTGCTGCCTTTTTTACGAACACCAGGATATGCACTAAACACGTTATCGCTAGTATCGCCTCTCATGCACTTTTCAAACAACTGCCATTCAGGATTTGGTGCAGGCTTAAATTCTCCAGTTTTCTTATCCTTAACAGGCTTGCCCTTGTCGTCAAAGTAACCTTCGTGTGTAGTAGTAACACCTTGCACACCGTTATATTGTTTTACATTAGGCGCAATAAGCTGTGCAAAGTCGCCGTCAGTTGAAATAATAACATGATTGTCTTCAGGATGATTCCTTATCCACCCTGCAATAAGATCGTCTGCTTCGAGCACAGGATTTTGCAAAACAGTGCAGTTAGTTTTAGTATGAACAAACTCTTTAAAAACGTCAAACGTTTCCCAAAATAGCTGATCTTCTTCAGCTTCTCGCGGAGTAAGTGCTGCTCTAGCATCACTGCGATTTCTTTTATAAGGTGCATAAACATCCTTACGCCAGCTACGACCTTCTAGGCAAAAAACTACATGCTTTCCACCAAAGTCGGCCCACGCCTTGCGTATAGAACTAAGCATGACATGCAGACTCATGCCAACCTTTTCTTGTGCATCGCCTCTCATAACGTGACGAGCTCGGAAAAATGTATTAGCAGTATCTACTAGAATATATGTCATTAACTAACCTCTGACTTTCCATTACCTAAATTGTTAACATTAATGTAACCACTAAACCTGCGATCCATCATAACTCCTTCTTCATTGCCAATTTCTCGACATAAATCTTGGAACCATGCATCGACTAGCTCTTCGTCTGTACCGCCTGTATAACCGTTGTTGCGCAACATTACTATAAAGTATTCATTCCAGTCAAGCTCAAAGAATCCATTTCTAGGATTTTCGGGATTAACATGAGTGTCTAATACTGCAACCCAAGGCTCTTTATTAGTAGTAGCTGCTGTTTTAGGATCTACTTCACTAGGTGGAACAATGTAATCCCCTGCAACTTTTTTAGTAAATCTTTTTTGATACCAGTTTTTAATAAATTCAAACATAACAATAATCCTTAAGTTGCCCAAGCATTTTTAAACAACGGAACCTGTAAGCGATCGCTGTAGCGTAAGCCGTGCTTTAGTGCTAACAATGCAACATTTTTATTGTTCATTGAATATACGTCCTCAACACCGCCAACCGGCATTAAGTAAATCGGGCCAGTAAATCCTGCATCACGATAGATCTGACTAACTTCTAATGCTTCTGCTGCGTCCTCTTCTGTGGCAACAACAAACTTGAGATAAGCATAACCGTACTGTTCATAGCTGCACACAATATCTGGACGAATTGCTTCTTCGCGCTTCTCACCGCTAACACTTAATTTAGCACTAACAGAGAATGTAATTTCACGATCAAATGGTGCGTCAACGCCACTGTACCATTCGTCTAGAAAATGCATAAACTCTGGAGTTAGTTCTTGTGTACCGTTTGTTTCAAAGGTAATTTCCTTTAAGTTACGCATCTTAGGATTGCTGAGCAAATCCGGATATGAACGCTGCCATCCTAGCAACGGCTCGCCGCCCGTAATAACAAGGTGCTCATCACGCCATTCGTTAAACGGAAGCAGTCCCATGATTCGATCTACGATCTCATCAGTATCTACCTGCGGGGACAAATGCTTGAAACGCGGGTCCCAAGATGCGTAACTATCACATCCTGTAGTGACAAGTGGAAGTGCGTTGTAATCAGTGTACTTACTTGGATCGACGTTTACTGCTTCTTGACTCAGTTCGCCCTTGGGCATACCAAAGCCTGCACATTTGAAGTTACATCCAAATGTTCGCAAGAAAATACTAGGAACGCCCATATATCGGCCTTCACCTTGTACACTGTAAAATAATTCTGCTAGTTTAATTTTGCTCATAATGTATTATACCTATTTTTATTAAGAAAGTCAATTGTTACTTGTTTACAAACACTTGATTGGCTTGCTGAGTAACTCGAACAAAAGTTGTACATTTACTCAATTGTTTTAATGAAGGCGCACCGACATATGTACAAGTACTACGGAGTCCGCCAAGTATATCCTTAATCGTATTCTCAACTGCTCCCTTATAAGGGATTTCCACTGTACGCCCTTCACTACTACGATATTCTGCAACACCACCGTGATGCTTGTTCATAGCAGTTTCTGAACTCATTCCGTAGAACTGAACGAACTGCTTCTTTTCTACGATAAATTCTTTGGTAACTTTTTCACCCCACTCGCTGTATTCTTCAACTTTAAGCTGGTTGGTTTGGAAATATCTATTAATGATCTTGCCGCCGCCTTCTTTGTGACCAGCAAGCATACCGCCCAGCATTACAAAATCTGCTCCTGCACCAAAGGCTTTTGCAACATCTCCTGGGCATACACATCCTCCGTCGGCGATGATATGTCCGCCAAGACCGTGAGCAGCATCAGCGCACTCCATAATAGCACTAAGCTGAGCATAACCAACGCCAGTTTGAATACGAGTTGTGCAAACGCTCCCAGGACCGATGCCCACTTTAATAATGTCTGCTCCACGTAAAATTAACTCCTGTGTCATATCTGCGGTAACAACATTGCCCGCAATAATTGTGTGATTGGGATATTCTTTTCTAACTTTAGCTACAAAGTCTCCAAAGTACTCGCTGTAGCCGTTTGCAACGTCAATGCAAATGAATTGTATGTATGGATATTTTTGAATAAGACCACTTAATCTTTCAAAATCATGGTTACTTGTGCCAGTGCTAATTGCGTATCTATATGGATTCAATTCAAAGGGAATTTCAGCTGTAGTCTTTGTTAGACATGTAAACAAGGCATTATCTTGTAATGCCCTAGCCATATCTATGGTACCAACTCCGTCCATGTTTGCAGCCATAATTGGTATGCCGCACCATTCAATACCACTATGCTTGAACTTGTAAGTTCTGGATAGACTTACTTCTTTACGACTTCCAAGAGTGCTTCGCTTAGGACGAATTAAAACGTCTTTAAAGTCTAAAAGAATTTCGTTTTCAATTCTCACTTAGTCCACCAATCTTCCCAAGGAAAATCAATCCAGACGTCGTTTTCTGCCTTGTTAATTTCTTCAGCACGGTATGTTACATCGTCAAATTCTGATGCAAGATTTTCAAACAATACTGCAAATCTAGTTGATTCGCCCCATACATAATTCCAACGTTCATCGTTTACTGCACAGCTACTTTGCCAGTCTTGTTTAATCCAATTAAACGTTGCACCTGAGTCATTAATGTCATCTACAATTAAAATACGCTTTGGAGAATCTTGATAACCATAAGCATCTTCAGCCATCCAGCAATTGGATTCGGGCCCAATATCACTGTCCCGCAAACTTACATTAAGTGAGTGCATGGGAACATTAAAATAGTGACTAATCATGACTGCTGGGATCAACCCTCCTCGAGTTAATCCCACAACGTAATCTGGTCGCCATCCACTAAGACTAATATCTCTGCAAAGTTTATTAACTAACTGCTGAATATCCTCATTGGAAATTTTACGTTTATCCATGCCTTAGTGCTTCCATTGTTAAAATTTTGCCAATTTCATGACCCATGTCTTGCTCGTCTGTAATGATATGTAAATTAGCTTTAGTTCTATCAGTGTGTGGGTCATAGCTGCTAGTTTCGACTACATATCCGCCTGTTGCTTTGCATACTCTGAAATTAATTCCAGGAGCATCTAATCTATTACTATAAGGACTGCCGATAAATGCACTTGCTTTTGCTACACCATTGCTCACGTATTCTTCCTTTTCTGTATCTTCAGCTAACCACTGACGTACTTTTTTCTTAGCCCAACTCATCGTGGTGCAAACTCCTGTTGTAGTTTAATGTTATCAAAAAACTCTTTCTTCGTACCCGGATCGTCTTTAAATGCACCACGCAGTACAGTTGTTTGTGTAAGAGAACTATGTGCCATAATACCACGATTTTCGCAGCAACCGTGAGTGGCTTGGATATAAACGCCGAGGTCAGTTGCTCCTGTTGCTTTAGCAATTTCTCGAGCAATGTCGTTAGCTAGTTCTTCTTGTAGTGTTCCTCGACGAGCGCACCATTGTGCAATGCGAGTATACTTACTTAGACCGATTAGCTTTTCAGCAGCAATGATACCAATATATGCAATTCCGCTAACTGGCTGATGATGATGCGAGCACATGCTCTTTAGTTCTGACCGTACTACAAGCATTCCGTCATAGCGGTCTTCGCTGTTATTTGGAAATGCAGTAGCATCAGGTGCCGGCGCATAACGACCATTCATAATTTCGTAGATATACATTTTTGCAAGTCTACGTGCAGTTCCTTGGCTATTAGGATCAGTATGACGATCAATAATTAGCGAGTCAAGTACGCCTTCAAACTTTTCAGAAATTTCATTAACTAGTGGATCAAAATCCTGTTCGCTAATGTATTTAGAAATGTTATCTCCTGCCCAATATCGAGCGCCATCGGCTTTAATAGAGTCTGTAATTTTTTCGTATGTTTTCTTATTCATGATTTCCCCGAAAGTTTGTATAAATTATATACAAATATTTAGGCAATGTCAATTATCAATTGATATTTTCAAGTAGATGTTTAGCACTAAAGAAGTGCTCTGTCAACGACTGTGCCTGCTTTTGTAGTTCTGGTAATTGAGATTCGTAATTTTCCATGTGCTGGATAATAGCATTACAAATATATGGACGACAGTTGATATAAGAATCCCAGTCTTCAGTCCATTCGCTAGGATACTTAAATGTATCGCTGTACATTTCATTATAGCTTAAACGATCTGGAACCATAGGAATAGCATTTAGTAGGGCACCTTCATAGCAGCTAATGCCAAGTGTTTCTTGTAAGTTTGCACTGAATACCATTTTAGCTTCTCCGAGCAAATTATGATACTCATTTTTAGTCAGCGATTGATCTTGGCAAACAATAAATTCGTATTGCGGTAATTGTTCTTTGAGATCTCGAAAAATCTCAACTTGTTTTTCTGGAGCAATGCGATGCGGAAACAAAATTAAATCTCGCTTGGGCATATTCTTGTATGGAGTAAACATTCCGTCCATGTATTCCATGGGCCATCCTGTACGAACAATTCTTCCAGGATGCCAATGCTTAACTCCCTCAACGTCTTCATCGTCGAGCAAGTTCTTGCAAAACATTTCAATATGAAAGTCTGTAGCAAAATAATTATGATCAAAACAATAAAAGAAACTAAATTCAGCGTTACGTACCCAAGGAGCGTCTCCAATCAATCGACCTAAGAAGTCTTGAGGATCATATGAGCCGGCATGCCATAGACCGTGTGTTGTTACAGGAATCTGCAACAATTCGCTCATATATTTTAAGTTGATAATTCCAGGATGCCAAGCATCTGTAAAAATAAAGTGATCGCCAGCTTTTACTTTGCCTTCGCAAAACAGTCGACTCATTTGTTCCACTTGTTTTGCTTTGTAGATATTTGTTCCGCCAAAGTTTAAAAATGCACCCGGTGTAGTTGCATTAGGAATATCAGTTGGGCCATAAATGATGTGTACCTCGTGACCATGCTTTTCGAGCAAGGTTGGAATATGATTTTTCCATTGTCCGGTATAACGAGTTTCTACAGCTTCAAGATCGACGAGGTACACAGTCATAATTTATCGGCTCCTATAAGCTTCACGCGAAGCTTTGGCGTCTCGTCGAGCCTTGCGCTGCAAGTACTCTTGAGTACGTTGCCAATCCTTATATTCCTTTGACCGATATAGGTCTGCAGGATCATACTTAATAAGATTCTCTCGGCAATGGGTGAGCCATGCTTCGAGGTCGTTGAAGATCTTATTAACTGTAGGATTAGTAATTGCCATTATATTTTACCTTAATTATAGAGTTGATGGAAAAATGAGGAAACAACCATTTTCGTTGTCCTCGCTTACTGAAATCCTAACCTCTCGATTAGGATATCTTGCTTCAATGACTGCCCATAAATCGCGAGCAATCATTTCGCAGGATCTGTGATTAAGTTCAAGCGTACCGTCAGTATAACTGCGTTCAAGCCATCTCTTAAATTGTATAAATTCAATTTCTCTATCATCGTGAAAAACTTCGATGTAGACTTTAAAGTGGAAAATATGTCGATGCGGAACACCTAAGAAACTTACATCATCCCATCCGCCAGTTGCTAGATTAGGATCTGTGTCCGCTCCGGGGTACATATGAATGCCTTCCTTTTGAAAGGTAACCCAGATAAAAGATTTTTCGTTGCTCATTTTATAATCTCATCATTTTTATAAACATCCCAAGTGTTGTAATATTCTCTCTTAGTAAGATCACTTAGGGGAACACACCAAACACCAATGTTTGTTGCGTCGAAATCTTTGTCGTCAATTTTAATTGTAGCATTATAATTAAGCAAACTCAAGTAAGGAATCTTAACTGAAATTTGAGGAATGAATCTACGATGTTCATTGAAGCATGCCTCGGCAACATCTTCAATATACTTTACATCGAAGTCTAAGGTACACCAGAAGCCACTATTTAAACAAGATTTGATCATATTATCCCATGTGGGCCAAAATTCTTCGTCATCGGTTGGAACAAAACTTTGATTTGCACCAAAGTAAATGTGTTCACAATTATACCATTTAGCGAGCTTAATAAGATCCTCGCCATCGTGGCTTCCTACAACAAATAGTGTCTTCATTCCAAACGCAGGAGTTTTTTCAACTTCTGTGCCTACAAAAATAGTAACGTTATCGGACTTACCATCAGTGTAATCTCTAATCATTTAATTGTACCTTGCATAATATGCACTAATTATAATGCTACGACATTAAAAAGTCAAATAATTAATCGTTGTTCAATACTTCATCTTCGAGTGCTCTAAGAGCATCGTCGTCCGGATTAGCAAGATCAATCTCATCGGCATCGGTAACTTCGTCGAAGCTGAACAAGTTGCCAAATGTATTAGCTGCTGGCCCGCCTTGAAGACGAGCACCTTCGAGACTTCTTAAAAATGGACCAGCCTGCTCAATCATTTCAAATGCTTCATCCTTGGTCTTGGTATTAAACAAGTCTTCTATAAATGAGTTGAAATATAAGATGTTTCTAGGAACCCAATCTGAATACTCATCACTCATGTCGTTCGCTTTGACTTTCTTCCAATGCTTCCAAGTAAGTTTATCCTTAGTCTTAGCAATTTCAATGTCCATAAGATGCTGAGCACGTTGCACGGCTGCAATGTGACAGTAAACATTATGGCCCATCATTAGTGCATAGCTAAAGCTATCCCACGAAGTTTTATTTGGAATTTTTCCTAGCTTGTTGAGCTTTGGAACTACGGTGTAATGTTCTGGATTTAAGTGATCAAACTTAACTCCTTCTCCTAGTTCTTGCTGTGTCTTAGGAACGCCAACGTCGTAATAAGCAATGTCGCCTAGTGTTAGTCTTCTACCAAATTCTGATTCGAATGGAAACGGAATATCTGAACCAGCAAGCCCTTTATTATCCGGCGCTTTGTCCATGATCACTGACCAACGCTTTGGAGTATGTACGGCATTAGTGTAAACAAGACCATGTGCAGTTGCAATAAACGGACTTGCACAGTCAAAGCTGATAGTAAGTTCTGGATTAATATTCTTTCTAAGCTGACGCTGAATTAGTGTTAGATAGCAACTCCAGTCTAACTGTGCTGTTCCTAGAAAGTGAATCCAATTCTTATCTTTTAGCAAGTTATCTTCTCTAAGAGACATCAGCCTCTTTAAAGTAATATCCATTTTGCACATGTTTGCGCCACCAAAGGCCCAGCCTTCGGCTTCGCGGCCTGCATATGGTCCAGTAGGATCGCTAAATTCTTTAACACCTTGATACCACTTTTCAGCAGTATCCCAATCGCCGCCCTGTAAAACGTTAAGCCACTTTGTTTGTCCTAGTCGATTTTCTAAGAAATACTTGTTATTGAATCGTGTCTTGTCTAAGCAGTCTTCAAAAGTCTTTAGACCGGTCTTTGGACTATGGATATGA